TCTCTGATTAGTAGACTACATTCTGCTACATACTAATGCATTCTACTGCATCACTATGTAGAAACTATGTAGAGGAGAATTTGGTGTCTAACACTGAACCTCTGTCTGATGTGTCTGTGTCCCCTCCTAAACGGAAGCGTGGCAGACCTCGCAAGGCAGACATTGAAGCAAAGAAAAACCGTGGAGTGGTTGGAAGACCCCCAGGCGAAGCTGCCAGAATTAAAGAATTTTATGCTCGTCTGTTGAGCACCAGCGGAGAAAAGGTTATTGAGACTGTGCTCCGCAAGGCTATGGATGATACCGATAAGGATCAGGTAGCCTGTCTCAAGATGTGTATGGATAGGCTGTTACCTGTGTCCCATTTTGAGAAGCAGGGACAGGGCAGAAGCAATGCTATCCAAGTACAGATTGTTACCACTGGTACGCCACAGATAGCTGCCAGGGAAACTGAAGTTAACTATGAGGTTATAGACATGGAGGCTCCAGATGGCGAATCTGAGAGTTGAACTCCATCCTAAGCAGACAGAGGTATTTAATGATAGTCACCGTTTTAAAGTGGTTGCTGCAGGACGAAGATTTGGAAAGTCTCGCCTTGCTGCTTGGACCCTCATCATTGAAGCACTAAAGTCAACAGAAAAGGATGTCTTCTATGTTGCTCCAACATTTCAGCAAGCTAAAGACATTATGTGGGGCGTTCTTAAAGAGCTTGGTCACGAAGTTATCAAGTCTGTTCACGAGAATACGGCAGTTATTACGCTTGTAAACGATAGGAAGATTTACCTTAAAGGTTCTGACCGTCCAGATACAATGCGTGGTGTGGGTCTAGCGTATGTCGTGATTGACGAATATGCTGACATGAAGCCACAGGTGTTCGAGCAGATTCTTAGACCTGCTCTAAGTGATGTAAAAGGTGGAGCATTATTTATTGGTACACCGAAGGGACGCAATCACTTCTATGAATTGTACCAGATGGCTCAAAGAGGTGAAGACGAGGATTGGTCATCTTTTCACTTTACCTCGTTTGATAATCCGCTACTTGATCCGAAGGAGATTGAGGCAGCAAAGAAATCAATGTCTTCCTTCAGTTTTAGACAGGAATACCTTGCTTCTTTCGAGGCCGCCCAGTCAGATCTCTTCAAAGACGAATGGATTAAGTATGTTGATTCTGATGATTTGCCTGATGACGGTTCTTATTACATCGCTGTTGATTTGGCTGGCTTTGAAGATGTAAGCAAGCAAGCCAGTAATAAGAAGAAGCATCTGGATGAAACAGCAATTGCAGTAGTGAAGGTCTGTCTTGATGGTTGGTATGTCGATACGATTGTAGCAGGAAGATGGGACATCAAAGAAACCGCAAACAAGATATTAGAAACAGCAAGAAGTTACGATGTTCGATTAGTAGGTATAGAGCGAGGAATGGCAAGGAACGCCGTACTCCCGTACCTACAAGACTTGATGAAGAAGAAGTCATTTTTCATCTCAGTGACAGAACTGACGCATGGCAACAAGAAGAAGACAGACAGGATTGTTTGGGCACTGCAGGGACGCTTCGAGCATGGAAGGATTAAGTTAGTAAGAGGCGAGTGGAATAAACAGTTTGTAGACCAACTGCTTAACTTTCCAAACCCACAGGTGCATGATGACTTGATTGATGCCCTAGCCTACATCGATCAGATTGGCATCACAGAGTTTACAGATATGATGGACGAAGACGAGTACGAGGCTTTAGACCCTATCTCAGGATACTAACATGGCGATTGCTAGACTATTTGATGGTTTAATCTCTGCCGACATTCTGGAGTCTGCTTCTCGTGGTATGAAGCGAGGCTTGTTTGAGTTTGAAGAAAAGCCACCAAAACTAGAGATGCCTGAGATTGTAGGTGGCGCTAGAGGTCTGGTTACCTTTACTTCAACACTGGACCCAGAAAAACAGGCACGAGTAACTGAAAACCTAAACCTAGCCTCTGACATGTTTAAACGAGGCCAAAGTAATGATGACATCCTGGCTCGTACTGGTTTCTGGTTTGATGAAAACGGTAAAGTTAAGTATGAGATTGATGACTCACAGGCCGAGTTGCTGGTTCCTTTCGAGGAGTTAAAACCAAATCAAGCAGTCTTAGCCAGTGATTTAATTAAACATGATAGATTTTTTCAGTTCTATCCTGAACTAGCAGACACACCAATTAACTTCTACAAAGGTAAAGAGACTGAAGTTGGTGGGTTTAACCTCAAGACAGGTGAGATTGACCTAAATCTAAACAGCGCATCGATGATTGATGGTGATAGGATTGGTGCAATTGCTGACTTACTGCATGAAACCCAGCATGCGGTGCAAAAGTTTGAAGGCTTCTCCCAGGGAGGTAGTAGGCAACAGTTTCTTAGAGACATAGCACAACCTACTGACAAAGAAATTGAGAAGGCATTTAACCAATACATGCGTTTAGCTGGTGAAGCAGAAGCACGAAATGTATCTTTTCGCTATGCAGATCCTAAATATAATAAAGCAGCTAAAATGTATGAGCAGATGACTGGTCAACGAGTACCAAGTAAAGACACAACTGTAGGTAAAAACTTCCTGCAAACACTCGCACAAGACCCAATGTCTCAAAAGTATGGTGTTACAGTCCCTCAATTAACAGATAACAAGGGTAACCCAATAGACATGCGTGGCGAAGTGGTAGACATAAATGATTTACGTTATAGAGAGCCAATTGAAAGGACTATCTAATGGCTGAGAACTACAACGAAAGCAAAGAAGACCCAGTAAGTGAGTCAGATCGGGAGCTAGTCTCCTTTGTTACCTCACACTGTGACCGCTGGCGTGAGTTTAAAGAAGTAAACTACGAGAAGAAGTGGGACGAATACGAGCGTCTTTACTACGGCATCTGGTCTGATGAGGACAAGACTCGTGAATCAGAGCGTTCAAGGATTGTTTCTCCTGCTATTCGTCAGGCAGTAGAGAACAAAACCTCTGAAATCATTGAGGCTACTACTGGTCGTGGTGAGTTCTTTGAGTTACAAGACAACGAGCAGGATGCTGATCCAGCAGATGTAGAACTTACACAGCGTCAACTACATGAAGACCTAAAGAAAGACAAAATACCTCAGATTTGGGCTGAAGTAGACCGTAATGCTGAAGTTTATGGTGTTGGTTTTGCAGAAATTTTAGTTAAAAATGAGGTAGAGTTAGTACCTGCTATGCGTCCTCTTCCAGATATGGGAGGCGCTGCAGTAGGTGTAATGGAGCGTGACCGCATTAAAGTATCAGTTAAGTCTGTGCATCCTAGAAATATGCTCTGGGACCCCAACTCTGATAATGTTAATGATGGTCTTGGTGTTGCTGTTGAAGAATACACTAGTCTCTTTAAGGTTGTGAAAGGCATTGAAGATGGGATCTACCGAAAGGTTAATATTGGTCCTGAGTATTCTGATAATGCTCTTGAGCCAACTCAACTGGATACACTCTACCAAGAAGACAAAGTACGAATCCTTCGCTACTACGGACTAGTTCCTCGTGAATACCTTGAGCAACTTGAAAATGAAGGACAAGAAGTAGCTGACTTGTTCCCAGAAGATAGTGATGCCGACACTTATTCAGATCTAGTAGAGGCAGTAGTCGTTATTGCAAACAATCAATACTTACTCAAGGCTGAAGCTAATCCGTATATGATGAAGGACCGTCCTATCGTGTCCTATGCGCCTGAGAAAGTCCCTGGTCGCCTTGTGGGTATTGGTACTGTTGAGAAAGGCTACAATATGCAGAAGGCTATCGATGCCCAACTGCGTAGCCACCTTGACTCTTTAGCACTGACCACAGCCCCGATGATGGCGGCTGACGCTACTAGATTGCCTCGTGGTGTCAGCTACAAGGTTCAGCCTGGAAAGACCCTGCTTACCAACGGTAATCCTAACGAGATCCTCTTCCCGTTTAAGTTTGGCTCTACTGACGCAGGCAACATTCAGACTGCCCAGCAATTTGAAATCATGCTGCTGCAGGCTACAGGCACACTAGACAGCCAAGCCATGACTAGGTCTGTAGCTTCTGGTGAGGCTGGTGGTGCATCCATGTCCCTGGCTATGTCTTCTATCATCAAGAAGAACAAACAGGCACTGATGAACTTCCAGGATGACTTCCTAATCCCAATGATTAAGAAGATTGCTGTACGATATATGCAGTTTGACCCAGAGCGTTACCCTAGTAGGGACTTTACCTTTGTCCCTGCATCCACCCTGGGAATGGTTGCTAGGGAGTACGAGCAGCAACAGTTCATTGGTCTGCTGCAAACCCTTGGTCCTGAATCTCCAGTCTTGCCCTTGGTCCTAAAAGGTATCATCAAAGGCTCTAGCCTATCCAACAAGGAAGAGCTAGCCATAGCCCTGGATCAGATGAACCAGCCTAACCCAGAGGTTGCCGCATTGCAGCAAGCCCAGCAACAAGCTCAAATAGCCCTTCTACAGGCTCAGGTTCAAGAGCTACAGGCTAGGGCTGCTGAGTCCCAGGCAAACGCCCAGGAGAGCCTTGCAAAGGCCCAGAAGACCACTGTTGAGGCCCAGATGATGCCAGAGGAATTACGGGTCAAGACAGTCCAGGCTCTGACCAATAACCTGGATAGTTCGAATAACGAGGAGTTTAACAGGCGTGCTAGGGTGGCAGACCTAATCCTCAAGGAACGGGAAATCCAGACCAAGGAAAACATCGTAGAAGCACAAATGAATAGAAAAGTCCAGTAAATACTTGACAAATCTATAAAAATGTGGTATAATTAATACACTGTTGTAGAAATACAACACAGTCCTAATAAGGAGAAACTGTGGATAAAGAGTTACAAGCCTATTACGAGGCTAGGTTCGACATGATGACATCCAAGGGATGGCAAGACCTTGTTGAAGACCTACGCAAGATTGAAGAAGTATCAAAGGATTTAGACAGGTGCAATGGCATAGAGGATTTGTACTATGCCAAGGGACAGTTAGACATCCTTAACTTCATCTTTAAACTCAAGGAAGCGTCCGAAGATGCTTATGAGGAGTTGCAACGATGAAGCGGATATTTGAGTTTAGGTGCGCTAAAGACCACCTAACTGAAAAGTTTGTTGATGATGAGGTTCGTTCTATTGAATGTCCTCATTGTCGCAATGAAGCCTCTCGTATTATCTCGTCACCCCGTTTCGTGCTGGAGGGCATCACAGGTGCGTTTCCGACAGCACATGATGCGTGGGCTAGAAAACATGAGCAGGCAGCAAGAGCCTATCAAAAGAAAAGCGAAAAGAATAGCTGATCCGATGGGCATTTTTTAATTTCCTAGAATCCATTGTGGACAGGAGGATAATGTGGCAGAACTTATCGACCCGCAAGAGCAAGAAGTAGAAGGCGCAGTTGACATTACGCAGGAACAAGAGCCTCAACAAGTTGAGCAAACTCCAGAACCTGTAGCACAGGAAGAAACTTCTGTAGAAGAAGTTATTCCACCCAAGTACAAGGGCAAAGGTCTTGATGAAATCATCAGGATGCACCAAGAAGCTGAGAAGCTCATTGGTCGTCAAGCCCAAGAAGTTGGTGAAGTGCGTAAACTAGCTGACGAACTAATCAAGCGACAACTCGAAACCAAAAAGGAAGAAGTTCCTGCTACAAAAGAAGACGAGATCGATTTCTTCGAAGATCCAAAGAAGTATGTAAGTAAAGCAGTAGAACAGCATCCTGCAGTTAAAGAGGCCAAAGAACAGGCTTTTGAGATTAAACGGATGCAAGTACTCAATCGGTTAAGTACTGAGTTTCCTGGTTTTCAACAGACAGTAAATGATCCAGAGTTTGCGGAGTGGGTTAAATCCTCTCCAGTCCGTCTTCGTTTATATGGCGAGGCTGACTCAAATGCGGATTATGATGCTGCTGCAGAACTCCTAAATACTTGGAACTATGTTAAACCTAAAGCTGCACCAAAAGCTGCTGCACCTTCGCCAGAAGTTAAAGCAGCCCAAAAGGCAGCGGTTAAACAGGCAACCGTAGATGTAGGTTCTAATGCTGCTGCTCCGACATCTTCTAAGATTTATCGAAGGGCGGATCTAATCCGACTACAATTGGAAGACCCTGACCGCTACTATTCACTACAAGATGAAATTCTTGCAGCGTATGCAGAGGGACGGGTTAAGTAAACCTTAACTTTTAGGAGATTTAAAAATGCCTTTGGGTACTAATAACGTAACAACGACAACCGCAGCAAAGTTTATTCCTGAGATTTGGAGTGACGAGATTGTTGCTGCATATAAGAAGTCCCTGGTTCTCGCTAACCTCGTGAACAAGATGAACTTCAAGGGTAAGAAAGGTGACACCGTTCACATTCCGAAGCCCACCCGTGGCACTGCTTCTGCTAAGGTTGCTAGCTCTCAGGTTACTCTGATTGCTGCTACTGAAGACGAAGTGGTTGTCAACATTGACAAGCACTATGAGTACAGCCGCTTGATTGAGGACATCGTGACCGTTCAGGCACTGCCCTCGCTGCGCCGTTTCTACACGGATGACGCAGGCTACTCACTCGGCGTGCAAGTTGATACCGACATCTGGACGCTGTGGAAGTCTATCGGTGATGGTAACGGTTCTAGCTATGCTAACAGCCGTGTCTTTACCTTTACTGACTCGACTGGTGCTCTGGCTGCCTATGATGGTTCGCTGGCTGCTGGCGAAGGTAAGTTTAGCGATATCGGTTTTCGCCGTGCTATTCAGTATCTTGACGATGCTGATGTGCCGATGGATGGCCGTTCCTTCGTTATCCCGCCCGTGCTTCGTAACGCATTGATGGGTACTGACCGCTACACCGAGCAAGCCTTTACTGGTGAAGCAGGCGCTGGCAACACCATCCGCAATGGTCGTGTTGGTAACCTGTATGGTATCGAAGTCTACATCTCCAGCAATGCTCCGACTCCTGAGTCTGGCGCACGCCTCGCTGGCCTCTTCCATCGTGATGCCTTCACGCTGGTTGAGCAGATGGGTGTTCGCTCACAGACCCAGTACAAGCAGGAGTGGCTGGCTGATCTGATGACTGCCGATACTCTGTACGGCGTTAAGACCATTCGTACCGATGCTGCTGTCGGTCTGGTGGTGGACTGATCAATAGCTTAGTGCTTACATAGCACAACAGCTTCTCCCCAGGCTCACAAGGTCTGGGGAGTTTTACTAAGTAAATTTACTAAGTTTACTGAGTAAAACTACAAGAGGACTTAAATGGCGATATATCGTGGTCCTGGTGGCCCAGGTGACGCAACAGCAGATGCAGCCAATGCTGCTCAACTAGCGCAGACTTACGCTAGCAATGCTGCTAATAGCGCCGCTGCTGCCGCACAATCTGCTCAAAGTACAATTGATTTTACTACTGGCTTAGATGTTGCTGTTTCGTCTTTGCCTGCTGGCTCTACGCCTACAGTTTCATATAACTCCACTACAATCTCTTTAGCCTTTGGTATTCCAGATGGTACTACTGGTCCAACTGGGCCTACTGGTCCAACTGGTATAGCTGGACCAACTGGTCCTACTGGCCCGACTGGACCACAAGGTAATACAGGCCCATCAGGTCCTCCAGGCCCAACGGGACCAACTGGTCCTACTGGATTAACTGGCCCAACTGGACCTACTGGACCACAAGGACTACAGGGCGATCCTGGTCCAACAGGCCCGACTGGTGCAACTGGCCCTACTGGCCCGACTGGTCCACAGGGATTACAAGGAGATGCTGGCCCACCTGGACCTACTGGCCCAACCGGACCGCAAGGCTTACAAGGCGATACAGGCCCTACAGGACCAACTGGTCCTACTGGCCCCACTGGACCTCAAGGTTTGCAGGGAGATCCTGGTCCAACTGGACCGACTGGACCCACAGGCCCTACGGGACCAACTGGCCCACAAGGCGATATAGGACCTACTGGCCCGACTGGTCCAGCTTCTACAGTTCCTGGACCTCCTGGTCCTACTGGTCCAACTGGAGCAACTGGTCCTACTGGTCCCACAGGTCCTACTGGGCCAACTGGACCTACTGGTGTGGGATTAACAGGCGGTGGCACAGATTTAGCATTTTGGGAAAACGATCAAACTATTACTACTAATTACACAATTACATCCAATAAGAACGCATTAACGGTTGGTCCAGTAACTATTAATAACGGTGTTACTGTAACTGTCCCTAGTGGTGCTAAATGGGTTACGCTATAACGGAGAATTACGATGGCAATTAGAATTGATGGCGGCAGTACCAGTTTTGTTTCTACGATTACATCATCTCCTAGTGCGGCTAGGACTGTAACTATTCCTGACGCTACTATCACTGTTGCTGCTTCTGATTTAGCACAGACCTTTACTGCTGCACAAACTTTTAATTCTGGTAATCTTAAACTTGCTGGCTCTACTAGCGGATCTGCTACACTAAATGCGCCTGCTATAGCATCTACAAATACTTATACTTTACCCCCAGACGCATCTACTTTAGGTTATCGTAATATTCCTATCTCTGGTTCTGCCAAGACTTCTTCTTATACACTTGCTACAACAGATGTTGGTGAGTATATTGAAATAGGCACTGGTGGTTCTGTAACCATTCCAAATAGTACATTTGCTGCTGGTGATGTAGTTTCAGTTGTTAATAATACTTCTGGTGCAATCACCATTACTTGCTCGATTACAGATGCTTATATCGCTGGCACAGATTCGGATAAGGCAACTATGTCTTTAGCAACTCGTGGTCTAGCTACAATCCTGTTTGTATCTGCTACTCGCTGTATCGTACAAGGAAATGTAAGCTAATGAGTGGTATTCAGCAAACTCTTTTAGGTGGCTCACCCGCTGGCTACCAAATAGAACGCAGTCTGCGGTTTAACTCTGCGGATAGTGCGTATCTGAACAGGACTCCTGCAAGTGCTAGTAATCGCACCACTTGGACATATTCTGTTTGGTTAAAGCGTAGTTCGTTTGCCGCTTTTAATCGATTTTTGTCTGATAGTTCTAACAACTCTTACTTGCGGTTTAACACCAGCGATGCGCTTGATTGGAATTTCTGGAATGGAACAACAAGTTACACAATAACAACTTCACAAGTCTTTCGTGACCCGTCTGCTTGGTATCATATTATTGTTGCGGTAGATACAACTCAAGCAACATCGTCAAATCGAGTTAAATTTTATGTTAATGGTTCACAGATAACGGCGTTTTCGTCTGCGTCTTATCCTGCTCAAAATAACACATCAAATTTTAATAACAACACGGCGCACTACATTAGTAGTTATGGTGCTACTGCTGAGTACTTCAACGGCTACATGACCGAAATCAACTTCATTGACGGTCAAGCACTAACCCCATCTGACTTCGGTGAAACTGATTCTGCTACTGGCATATGGAAGCCTAAAGCGTTCTCTGGCACATACGGAACTAACGGCTTCTATCTCAAGTTTGCTGATAACTCCAACACTACCAGCACAACGCTCGGCAAGGACTCCTCCGGCAACGGTAACAACTGGACACCTAATCTATTCTCTGTCACGGCAGGCGCAGGCAACGACAGTCTGGTAGATACGCCGACATCGTATGGCACAGACACAGGTGTTGGTGGCGAGGTGCGTGGGAACTACTGTACGATGAACCCATTAGTGACACCTACGAGCGGTTCGTTATCTAACGGAAACTTAAATTCATCTCAAACATATCAAGGATTTCCATCAAGTTTTGCAATATCGTCTGGGAAATGGTATTGGGAAATTACTGGTTTAACCAACACTAGTAGCAACAATCTGCGAATCGGTATTGCGCCTCAAGGATATACGGTTGGCACAGGAACACCAGGGGATTTAACTGGTAGTTACGCTTATGCTGCAAATGCAACAAAAGGTTCTGGTGGTAGTTATTCTTCTTATGGTGCATCTTATACAGACAATAATGTAATTGGTGTTGCGTTTGATGCAGATGCAGGAACTCTTGCGTTTTATAAAGACGGAGTAAGCCAAGGAACCGCATACACAGGAATAAGCGGAACTTTTTTTGCATTAACTGGTTCTGGTTCTTCTGCAACAATGACATTGTGTGCCAACTTTGGTCAAAGGCCCTTTGCAAATACGGCTCCTTCTGGATATAAGGCACTCTGCACACAAAACCTACCAACGCCAACCATAGGTGCTACTAGCACGACACAGGCGAATAACTACTTTAATCCTGTGTTGTATACGGGTAATTCTTCAAACGATGTAACAGTTACTAATACATTTGCATCTGATTTAGTTTGGTTAAAATCAAGATCAAACGCAGAAAATTATTATTTACAGGACATTGTCCGTGGTTTTGGCGCATCAAAATCCTTAACCAGCAACTCAACCGGAAGTGAAGGTTATAACGGCGGTTCTCCCTCAACACAGAACATAACCACAACATCTACATCGTTGCGTCTTCAGGGCGCTGATTTTACTACAAATAACTATACCTATGTCGCATGGAACTGGAAAGCCAACGGCGCAGGCTCATCTAACACCGCAGGTTCAATCACCAGCACAGTAAGCGCAAACACAACGGCTGGGTTTTCGATTGCTACATTTACAATGCCTGCTAGTGGAACATCTGACACAGTTGGTCATGGACTTGGTATTGCTCCGGCGATGGTTATAGTTAAGTCTAGAGGGTCGTCTAGTTGGGGTGTTTATCACAAAAATTTAACATCTGCGGCATATTATTTGACGTTACAAACCACAAACGGAGAAACATCTAGTAACAGTTATTGGAATAGCACCGCACCGACATCAACTGTATTTACTCTTGGTGCTACATGGTATGGTGCTGGAACAATGGTTGCCTATTCTTTTGCACCAGTAGCAGGCTATTCCGCATTTGGCTCCTACACAGGCAACGGTAGTACGGATGGGCCTTTTGTATACACGGGGTTTAGGCCGAGATGGTTGTTTTGGAAACGCTCTAATAGTACTGGTTCGTGGGGTGTATATGATACCGTAAGATCAACTTACAATCAAGTGCGAGATGGTTTGCTATTTGAAAATAGTGGTGCTGAGTTTACATACGATGCTTTTGATATTTTATCAAACGGATTTAAAGTTAGAGCAGCAGGAGCAGGAACAAACGCTAGTGGAGATACCCATATCTACGCCGCATTTGCCGAGTCACCATTTAAGTATTCTCTTGCGAGGTAACACATGGCTTATTTATACAACGGACAACCCGTAAACATTAGAGTAGAGTTCTTCCGCACAGACGGAGTACGCTACAACAACCTATTAGACGCAGCAGTAAGGGCTAAGGTAGGCATCGTGCAGACCGATGACCCAGACCCGTTTGAGCCTGCTGCACCTGAGTACGACCAGCGGTTCTACTGGGGGTTAGATAATCCTAAGCAGTTAGAAGATATTACGGTTACACCAGAAGAAGATGAACCATATACCCAAAAGGGACTGAAGTCGCAATGGATTGCACAGGTTAAGGACACGGCTGGCAAGATGCTGGCTGCTACAGACTGGATGGTCATTCGCAAGGCAGAACGTGGAGTAGATATTCCTGCTGATGTTGTTGCTAAACGAGCAGCTATCGTGACTGAGTGCGACAGACTTGAGACTGCAATTACTGGGTGCGCTGATGTACCTGCGCTGATTGCTGTGGTCATGAACCAGAACTGGCCCAAGGAGAATAATTGAACGCAATGTGGCAAATGTGGCAACAAAGGTATAACAAAGACCTCTGCCAAAAGATAGTAGAAGAAGCAAGTAAGATTGAACCACAAGACGCAATCATAGGTTTTCAAGGCTCTAACGTAAACACCAATGTGCGTAGAAGTAAGGTTCGATGGATTACTAGAGATAATAAGGAACTAGGCTGGTTGTATCCAGAGATAACAAACCTGTTCCATATTGCTAATCACAATGCCTTTGGTGCAGAACTGTGGCACTTAAATGAGTTACAGTTCACTGAGTATAACGCAGAAGACCAAGGATATTATAATTGGCATAACGATGTAAACTGGGATGATGGCAGGCCAGTGCATAGGAAACTATCCTTTATATGCCAGCTAACAGATCCAGCAGAGTATGAAGGCGGTGACTTTGAGATGCAACCTCTGCACTTAGGAGCACCTAACCAAGAGCAGTTAAAGACACAAGGAACAGCACTAATCTTCCCGTCTTTCATAGTACACAAGGTAAACCCAGTAACCAAAGGCACTAGACACTCGTTGGTAGCCTGGATTGAAGGACCTAAATGGAGATAGTATGGCAACGCAAGCAACCGAAGGAGTTAAGCAAGTAACTGATGCCCTGTCCGTGGTGACAGTTATTGGCACGTTAGCAGAGATACTGCCTGCTATTGCGGCTCTGTTTACTATTGTGTGGACTTCCTTTCGCATCTACGAAACTGACACTGTTCAGAAATGGCTCGGTAAGAAATGAGTAGAAAAGTATCAGCAGTTGCCACAAGGACTAATGCCACTAAGGTTACTATCCTTACAGTACCTACTAAGAATACTGGCTACTGGAAGATGATGTACATTATCAGTCTATCTGGTACAGAGACTCCGAAGGTCTACTGGTATGATGCTTCTACCAACACTGAATACTTTGTAGTTGGCGGTAAGAACTTAGGAGCAGGCGACTACATTCTTTTAGACGGAAACACAGAAGTAGTACTACAAGCAGGCGATGAGATTCGTGTACAGAATACAGGAACTAACACTGTGACATATATTGCTACAGTAGAGTATGTACCAGAGCAAGCAGTCCAATTCCAAAACTAAGGAGATAATTATGCCAATGGTCGGAGAGAAGAAGTTTCCCTATACTCAGAAGGGCAAGAAAGAAGCTAAAAAGTACGCCATGCAGACGAACAAAAAAGTCAAGAAGAATCCTGCTAAGAAAATGAAGGGATACTAAAATGATGAAGCCAAAGACTAAAAAAGGTAAAGCTGAGAAGGTTGGTAAAGTTATGCGTGAGTACAAAGAAGGTACTCTGCATAGCGGTAAAGGCGGTCCAGTTGTTAAGTCACGCAAGCAGGCCGTAGCAATTGCTATGTCTCAAGCTGGTATGACTCGTAAACGTGCAGGTCGTGGACGATGAAACCAGGACTCTACGCCAACATCCACGCCAAGCGTAAGCGTATCAAGGAAGGTAGTGGCGAGAAGATGCGTAAGCCTGGAACCAAAGGCGCTCCCACTGCTAAGGCATTTAAAGAAGCTAAGA